TACAAGCAAGCTATAGAAATAGCTGAAGAGCAAGCTATCAACGTTGTTCTTGAAGGTAATAAGTATGATTTAACTAGAAGAAGAGTTAACTACGATTTAACAGTACTTGGTATGGGTGCTGTTAAAACTGTTTATAATAAATCAGAAGGTATTAAAGTTGAGTACGTTGATCCTGCTAATATGGTTTATTCGTATACTGAGTCACCTTACTTTGATGATATATACTACGTTGGTGAGGTAAAAACAATACCAGTAAACGAGCTTAAAAAACAATTCCCTAATTTATCTAAAGAAGAGTTAGTTAAAATAACTGGGCAAGGGTTTCAAAACAGTGGCTTCTACAATAGAAGTTTAACTGAGTCTAACCAAAACGATAAAAACCAAATACAAGTACTGTACTTTAATTACAAAACATATGCTAATGAAGTGTATAAAGTTAAAGAAACAGCAACAGGTGCTAGTAAGGTTATAGTAAAAGATGATTCTTTTAACCCTATGGTAGATCAAATGCTTGAAGCTAAGTATGGTAAAATGTCTAGATCACTAGAGGTTTTATACGAAGGAGCTTTAGTGTTAGGTACTGAAATACTACTTGATTGGAATTTAAGTAAAAACATGATGAGACCTAAGAGTGATCACACTAAGGTTAAAATGAATTACAGTATAACAGCGCCTAGAATGTACAAGGGACGTATAGAATCACTTGTAGGACGTATAACTGGTTTTGCTGATATGATACAACTAACTCATCTAAAACTGCAACAGGTGATGTCTAGAATGACTCCTGATGGTATATACTTAGATGCTGATGGTTTAGCTGAGATTGATTTAGGTAATGGAACTAATTATAATCCACAAGAAGCATTAAACATGTTCTTTCAAACTGGTTCTATTATAGGTAGGTCTATGACATCTGAAGGTGATATGAACCCAGGTAAAGTACCTATACAAGAAATATCTAGTGGAAACGGTGGTGCTAAAATGCAGAGTTTAATAGGTACGTATAACTACTACTTACAAATGATAAGAGATGTGACTGGTTTAAATGAATCATCAGACGCATCTACTCCATCAAAAGATGCTTTAGTTGGTGTTCAAAAAATAGCAGCAGCTAACAGTAACACAGCTACAAGACATATACTACAATCAGGATTATACATAACATCAGAAGTCGCTGAAGCTATATCACTTAGAGTATCGGATATACTGGAGTATTCTCCTACAAGAGATGCTTTTATACAAAAGATAGGAATACACAATGTATCTACATTAAGTGAATTAGGTAACTTACATTTATCAGACTTTGGTATACACATAGAGTTATCGCCTGATGAAGAGCAAAAAGCTTTACTAGAGCAAAATATACAAATGGCTTTATCTGGTGGAGGTATTGATTTAGAAGACGCTATAGATCTTAGAGAGATTAAGAATATAAAGTTAGCTAATCAATTACTTAAGATACGTAGAAAAAAGAAACAGGAGAGAGATCAGTTAATGCAACAGCAAAATATACAGGCTCAAGCACAAGCTAACGCTCAAGCTCAACAAGTAGCTGCTCAAGCTGAAGTACAAAAAAATCAAGCTATAACTCAACAGAAGATGGAGTTAGAGCAAATGAAAGCTAAGATAGAAGAGGAGAAGCTAGCTAGAGAAGTTTTATACAAGAAAGAACTTATGAACCACGAGTTTCAAATAAACATGAGACTTAAAGGTATGGAAGTTGAGGGTATGAAAAACAAAGAAGCTTATAAAGAAGATCGTAAAGACGAAAGAACTAAGATACAAGCATCTCAACAAAGTGAGTTGATTGATCAAAGAAATAGTGGTAAACCACCTAAAAACTTTGAATCTTCAGGTAATGATATACTTGGAGGTGGTTTTGATCTAGGGGCATCAGATCCTAGATAATTATTTATTAATTTTATAATATTATATTATGTCAGAAGAAAAACAAGAAGAACTTCAAGAGGAAGCTGTAGAGCAAACTCAAGAAGTTAAAGTTGAAGCTGTTCCAGAGGAACCAGCTGATGACGGGCCAAAAGCTGAAATTTTAGAAGATGGTACGTTTAAATTAGATTTATCACAAGGTTCAAAAGAGCCAGAAGTAGAACAAGAGCCGGAGCCAGAAGTACAACAGGAACCAGAAGTTGAAGAGCAATTTGTTGGTTTAGAGGAAGTTACAGAAGAACAACCGGTAGAAGAAGTAAAAGAGCAAGTAGAAGAACTTGAAGAACAAGTTGAACAAGCTTTAGTTGAAGCTGATGCTGGTGTTGAATTACCAGAGAACATTCAAAAAGTTGTTGAGTTTATAAACGAAACAGGTGGTTCGCTAGAAGACTATGTTAAACTAAATCAAGATTTTACTAGCTACGATGATAAGTCTTTACTTAGAGAGTATTACAAACAAACAAAACCTCATCTAGATAACGATGAAATAAGCTTTTTAATGGACGATCAGTTTTCGTTCGATGAAGACGTTGATGAGGAAATAGATATTAAAAGAAAAAAATTAGCGCTAAAAGAGCAGGTTGCAAGTGCTAAAGGCCACCTAGACGGGCTAAAGTCTAAATATTACGAAGAAGTCAAAGCTGGTTCTAAGCTCGCGCCAGAACAACAGAAGGCTGTAGATTTTTTCAATAGATATAACGAAGAGTTAGAGGAAACTAACAAGACTCAAGGTTTACAACAAAGAGTATTTCAAGAAAAAACTTCTCAAGTTTTTAACGATCAGTTCAAAGGTTTTGAATATAAGGTTGGAGAAAAGAAATACAGATTTAACGTAAAAGATGCTGCAAAGGTTAAGGATACACAAAGCGACATTAACAATTTTGTCAAGAAGTTCTTGAATGAAAAAAATGAAATGTCAGATGCTTCAGGTTATCACAAATCTTTATTTACAGCAATGAACCCTGATTTAGTAGCTCAACACTTTTATGAACAAGGTAAAGCTGACGCTGTTAAGAACAGTATGGCTAAATCTAAAAACATCGATATGGATCCAAGGTCTACTCACGAGAAGGCACCAAATCCAAATGGGTTTACAGTAAAAGCGGTTGATAGTAGTTCTAATGACTTTAAGTTTAAAATTAAAACAAGATAACTTAACTATTAAAATTAAAAATTATGCCTTTTAATTCATCAGGTGCTGCATTGTCGCACCTAACACCAAGACCTGTAAAAGATTTATACGGGTCAAACTACCTGTCTATAACAGGAAACGATTACAACTTTACTAAACAATTCCTACCAGAAGTTTACGAAAAAGAAGTTGAAAGATTCGGTAACAGAACTGTTGCAGGATTTTTAAAAATGGTAGGAGCTGAAATGCCTATGGCTTCTGATCAAGTTGTTTGGTCTGAGCAAGGTCGTATTCACATTGCTTATACTGGAGCTGTTGGAACTGATGTTTCTGCAGGTTTAATTACTTTTGGTGAAGCTCACAATATTAATGTAGCTGATACTATTATTGTTAACAAAGGTGGTGTAACTTTAAAATGTTACGTAACTGCTACTCCTTCTGCAACTACAATTAACGCTATACCTTACACTGCTGCTGATATCTCTGGATTAGGTGCTGATGGTGTAACTGCTTTAAATGTATTCGTATATGGATCTGAGTACAAGAAAGGTTCTGCTAACGTAGGAAACTCTAAAGATGCTGATTTTACTACTTTTACAAATAAGCCAATTATTTTAAGAGACAAGTACAGTGTTAATGGATCAGATACTGCTAGTATCGGTTGGGTAGAAGTAACTACTGAAGCTGGAACTGGAGGATACTTATGGTACTTAAAGTCTGAGCACGAAGCAAGATTAAGATTTGAAGATCAATTAGAAATGGCGATGATTGAAGCTGAGCCAGTATCTTCTTCTCAACTTGACACTGCTTTAGCTAGTACTGGAAATCATGGTTCACAAGGTTTATTCTCTGCTATTGAAGAAAGAGGATTAATCTACAACAACCCTGATTTTGGATCTGTTGCTGCTGGTGAAGGTTTAGCTGAATTTGACGTTGTATTACAAGAATTAGACAAGCAAGGTGCTATCGAAGAAAACATGATGTTCTTAAACAGAGGAACTTCATTAGCAATCGATAACATGTTAGCTACTCAAAATTCTTACGGAACTGGAGGTACATCTTATGGTGTATTTGATAACTCTGAAGATATGGCGATTAACTTAGGATTCTCAGGATTCAGAAGAGGTTCTTATGATTTTTACAAGTCTGACTGGAAATACCTAAACGATGGTACTACAAGAGGATTAATTGGAGATGTACAAGGTGTATTAGTTCCTGCTGGAACAAGTACTGTTTACGATCAACAATTAGGTAAAAACATCAAAAGACCATTCTTACACGTACGTTACAGAGCTTCTGAAGCGGATGATAGAAGAATGAAGTCTTGGATCACTGGATCTGTTGGTGGTAACTACACTAGCGACGAAGACGCGATGAACGTTCATTTCTTATCAGAAAGATGTTTATGTGTTCAAGCTGCTAACAACTTCATCTTATTCAAAGATGCTGATGGTGTTACTGGAGACTAATCAATAACAAATGTAATTCTTACCCTCGTTGAACTGACGGGGGTAATTATTACCCTTATTAAATTATATTATATCATGAAAAAAACAAATACAACTTCCTCGACTTGGGAAATTAAAGATAGAGTTTATTTATTAAAAGGTAACAAAACACCTTTATTATTTACAGTACCCGCGAAACATAGTAGAGCTAAATCTTTATTATGGTTTGATGAAGATCAAGGTCTTCAAAGGGAATTAAGATATGCAACTAACCAAAACTCACCTTTTGTAGATGAGCAAAAAGGTACAGTAACACTAGGTCATATATTTTTTAGAGATGGAAAACTTATGGTGCCAAAGCAAAAGCAGAATTTACAAAAGCTTTTATCACTTTATCACCCATTAAACGGTAAGTCTTACTTTGAAAAAGATGATGTTAAAGAAGCTGAAGTTGATTTATCTTATTTAGAAATGGAAATTGAAGCTTTAAAAATTGCTTCTGAGTTCAGCATAGATGATTGTGAGTCTCTATTAAGAGTTGAAACATCGTCCAATGTAGATACCATGACTAGTAAGGAAATAAAAAGAGATACAATAGTTTTTGCTAGAAACAATCCTCAAGAGTTTTTAAGAATAATACAAGATGAGAATATAGCTTTAAAAAGCTTAGCTTTAAAAGCTGTAAATCAGAAGATTATAAAGCTATCACCAGATGGTAGATCTTTTGCTTGGGCTAAAAACGGTAAAAAACTAATGGCTGTACCATTTGATCAAGAACCATATCCAGCTATAGCTGCTTGGTTTAAGACAGATGAAGGGATGGAAGTTCTAGATAGTGTACAAAAGAAAATCAAATAGATTACCTTATAGTAGTTAGGCTACTTCGGTAGCCTAGTTATTATAAATAAAAAAAAATTATGGCAGTAAGTATAGATACAGTATATCAAAGGGTTTTAGCTATTGCTAATAAAGAGCAAAGAGGTTATGTAACACCTCAAGAGTTTAACATATTAGCTAATCAAGCTCAGATGGATATATTTGAGCAATACTTTTATGATAAAAATCAATTCCTTAGACAACCAGGAAACGACACTACTTATTCAGATATGATAGATCTTTTAGATGAAAAGATTGATATATTTGAGAAGTATAGACAAACTGTTGTTTTAGGATCTAATGGTATTGCCACTATGCCAGATTACTATAGAATGGGTGAATTATACACTAACGCCTGTGGTAAGTTTGTTGAAATAGAAAAAATAAATCAAAACGAGATACACCATATATTAGCATCTCCATTAACAGCGCCTAGTATAACCTACCCGGTATATGTTAGAGTAGGAGGAACTACAGAGATCAATAGAAATAGATCAATCCAAATTTATCCAACAACTATACCTTCAAATTCTACAGTAGTGTGTAACTACATATCTAGACCAACTCAAGTTGTTTGGGGTTATACTGTTGTTAACAATAAAGCTCTATACAATTCATCTTCTACAACTAATTTTGAGTTACATGAGTCTGAAGAAACAGGTTTGGTTTTTAAGATACTAGCATTAGCTGGTGTTTTAATAAAAGATCCTAACCTATACCAAATATCATCAACAGAACAAGCCAAAGACATTCAAGAAGAAAAACAATAAGATATGCCTTTATTCACAGGAACACAACAACAGTACTATAACAACTCTCAGTCATTCACTGGCGATGGTTCTACTACTGCTTTTACATTAACATTTTCTCCTTTACCAGTTATAGCTTCTGATTTTAGAATATTTATAAATGGTTCAGAGGCAGATACTGCTTTATACGATTCAACACCTTACAATAGTAGCTCTGGTGTCATAACGTTTGATGCAGCGCCAGCTGATGGAGCGGTTATATTAGTTCAACAAACTACGTTTCCAGAAAACTTTGGTAATTATCAATTTATAGGTATTGATGATATAATAAATAACTTTATAATATCTTACGTAGGAGAAGACAAAATAATACCTAAAGCAAGAAGATCAGATATTGCTTTTCACGCGCAGAGAGGTATACAAGAATTAAGCTACGATACATTTAAATCTACTAAAGCTCAAGAAATAGAAATACCACCTTCATTAACTATGAAACTTCCACATGATTATGTTAATTATGTTAAAGTTGCATGGAAAGATAGTTCAGGTATTGAGCATATTATTTATCCAACAGGTAAAACTAGTAACCCTACAGCTATATTGCAGGGTGATGATTTTAACTATATATTTGGAGATGATGAAACTTTACTTACAGCACAGAACTCTAACTCTTGGACAGACTTTAGTTACAGTGCTCAAATAAACTCAGCTGATCCTAGTGCTAGTCTATACGACTACCTAACTGATTCAGGTAGAAGATATGGTTTAAATCCCGAAACAGCACAGTCAAATGGTGTGTTTTATATAGACTCTCAAAGAGGTTTAATACACTTTAGTTCAGACATAAGTGGTAAAACAGTTATACTTAAATACGTAAGTGATAGCTTAGGTACTGATGCTGAAATGATAGTCCACAAATTTGCTGAAGAAGCTATGTATAAATACATGGCTCACGCTATATTATCAACAAGAGCGAACGTGCAAGAATACTTAGTGGCTAGATTTAAAAGAGAAAAGTTTGCAGCTATAAGAACAGCTAAATTAAGACTATCAAATTTAAAAATTGAAGAGTTATCTCAAGTTATGAGAGGTAAATCTAAACAACTAAAACACTAAAGCATGCCAGAAATCAAACGAAATTTTCGTGCAGGTCGAATGAATAAAGACTTGGACGAGAGATTAGTTCCTAACGCTGAGTATAGAGACGCTTTGAATATGCAAATCGCTAGCTCAGAAGGTGATGATGTTGGTGCAATGCAAAATGTTCTTGGTAATAAACTAGCTTATAGTTCTGCTATAAATATTGCTGCAGGTAAATGTATTGGTTCTGTTAGAGATTCTGCTAACGATAAAATATATTGGTTTATAACTGGTAGTAGTATTGACGCAATAGTAGAGTATGATCAGTATACTAAAATAGCATCACCTGTCTTAGTTGACACTCTAGGTATATTAAACCTAAGTTATGATAATCTTATAACTGGTGTCAACATAATAGAAGGTTTATTGTTTTTCACAGATAATAATTCTGAACCAAAAAAAATAGAAATAGCTAAATTCAAAGCTGGATCTACAGATTTTTCTACACACACGGTGCTAACCACAGCACACTCAACAGCAACATATAATTTTACACTTGATGACGTAACTGTTATTAAGAAGTCACCAACAGAGGCGCCAACTATATCAATGTCTTCATCTTTAAGATCAGGTATAGTAGAGAGTGTTTGTCTAAGTAAGTCTTTTACAGATTCTGAAGGTGAGGTACTAGATTCTGGACAGCACCCTGACTCTAACGGTGTATTTGTATTCCAACATAGTATGAACTTACAGGATGGTGATAGAATAAAGTTTACTTTATTAGATGAATCAGAGAGTGACGAGGTTATAGCAACAGTTGTTGACTCGCTACCTACTATACCTAACGGTTTTCTACTAAACATGGACTCAATATCTACTGATATAAGTACAGGTAGTCTAGACTGGAAGGTTATTTTGATAGAAGATAAATCTTTATTTGAATTTAAGTTTCCAAGATTTGCCTACAGGTATAAGTACAAAGACGGTCAATACTCTTCTATAGGTCCTTTTAGTCAAGTAGCTTTTTTACCAGATGAATTTGACTACATGCCTAAGAAAGGTTACAATAAAGGTATGGTTAACACTTTAAGAAAATTAACTATATCTAACTTTATAACCAGCAGAATGCCTAAAGACGTTATAGAGTTAGACATACTGTACAAAGAAGATAAAAGCACAAATATATATACTGTTAAAAGTTTAAAAGGTGATCCTGTAAACACTGACGAAGAGTGGACAAACAACTCTATGCTTATAGAGTCAGAGATTATATATAAAATACTTCCAGCTAATCAATTACTTAGACCTTGGGATAATGTACCTAAGAAAGCTAAAGCACAAGAATTTACTGCTAATAGACTTTTATACGCAAATTACACTCAGCAATATGATATAAAGGATTCTAACGATGCTGAAATATCGCCTAAATTCAGCGTGTCTATAGTTCAATCGTCTGATTCAGCTTATAGTGTTAGAGCAGCTGGTAAATCTATAAAGTCAATGAGAACATACCAGGTAGGTGTTGTTTATAGAGATGATTTTGGTAGAGAGACACCTGTTTTAACTGACACAACTGGTTCTATACAATTACCAAAATCTCAAGCTGTTAACTGGAACGTTTTAAAGGTTAAATTATTAAGTAACCCACCTTTTTGGGCTACACACTACAAGTACTTTTTAAAGGAAACATCGGCTGAGTATTATAATTTAGCTATGGATAGACACTATCCTGCTGAAGATGGTAATGTTTGGTTGGCTTTTCCATCTGCAGAAAGAAACAAAGTCAATGACGAGACTTTTATAATATTAAAGAAAAGACACGATAGTGATGCTTTTGTTGAAGATGAAGCTAGGTATAAGATAATAGCAATAGAAAATGAAGCACCTGACTTTTTAACTATAACTAAAGTTTCTAAAGGAGTTGTTAGCGCTACAAGTGATAATGGTAATTTATTTATAGATGGTGGTTATCCTGAAAAAGGTACTTCAAAAATTAGAATACCTAGAGTGTTGTGGAAGCCAGTGTTTGGTGGAACAACAGGTAGTAGTGATGATGTGGATTTGTCAACTGCGTCTGTCCACACTTTATCTGATCTTATGGTTAGAATAAAAAAAGGTAACCAAGTGACTAAGTATTATGATATATCTACTATATTATATGAAAATGATGGAGCTGGTTTAAACTACGTAGGAACTACTACAGACGCTAGTAACAAACATTGGGAAATAAATATAGAAAAAACATTTGATGAGTCTGATGTTAATTGGCTAGGTAGTGTTGGTGAAGAAACTGAGATAATGCCAGACTCTCAAGTTAAAATAGAAATAGCTCAAAAAGTTAGAAAATTAAGACCAGAGTTTCAGGGTAGATTCTTTGCTAAAATACATAGAGACTCTGTGCTAGAGCAAAACATATTAAAGTTTGATAACATAGATGAACTAAGAGTAATAGCACAGAACAACTTCTGGCAAATTGGTAACGACAGTGGTACTTCTTTAGGATACAACACTGGCGGTGGACAAAGCACTAGGTATAACTTTTGGAGAAATAAAGAGAAAGGACCTGGCATGGGTTATGGTGCTGATTGGCATGTGCCTAGATGGAAGAAAATGGAGAGCTTTTACGACCTAGGTGGTGAAGGAGATATAGATAGAAATAGAAATTTTGGTAGCGTTGGTGATCACAATGCTTCACAACATAGCGCTCTTAAATCTACACAGGGCTATGGTATAAGACAAGGTGAAGATATTATAGAAATAGCATATCATTGGTTTGGTAAAAAAGGTAAAAACACTAAAAGAGGTCAAAGAGCGGTTAAGTGGGGAGAGTGGATTAAGTTTGGTAATCAAGTAAAGCCTCAATTCAAAGACTTTGTAAACGGCTTAGAGACGGTGGGTAACTATATAACATTTCCAGGTGATCCAGACGAAAATATTTATAGAATAGAAGGATACAGAAGAGGTGGTGCTATCATGTATGAAGGTAGAGGAAGAAATGGTGGCGGTAGAACTGGTACATTTGCTTCATCTAGGGTTATATTATTTACCATAAAACTAGATAAACCAATTACTTGGGCACCTGAAGATAATGTAACTGGTATAACAAGTGGTATGCAAAACTTTACACCTATACAGATTGGTGTTTCTTATACTGACGAAGATGATCTTGATGGTTTTTCTACAGATAATCCAGGTATATGGGAGACAGAACCTAAAGAGGTTGCTGAATTAGATTTGTATTATGAAGCTAGTAATGCTTATGCTGTTGCAGATCACGGTAACGAGCAAGCTTTAGATTACCACAACTGTTACTCTTTTGCCAATGGTGTTGAGTCTAATAGAATAAGAGACGATTACAATGCTACGCTTATAAGTAAAGGTGTAAAAGCTAGTAGTACTCTAGCTGAGCAGTATAATGAAGAGGTAAAAACAAATGGCTTAATATTTTCAGGTATATTTAACTCTACATCGAGTGTAAATAGATTAAACCAGTTTATAATGGCTGAGGCTATAACTAAAGACATAAACCCTTCTTACGGTAGCATACAAAAACTTGACACTAGAGACACAAACGTTTCTGTTCTGTGTGAAGATAAAGTATTGAAGATATTAACCAATAAGGATGCTTTATTTAACGCTGATGGCAACGCTAATGTTACATCTAATAGAGCTGTTTTAGGTCAAGCTGTACCTTATGTAGGAGAATTTGGTATAAGCACTAATCCAGAAAGTTTTGCTAAGTATGGTTTTAGAACTTACTTTACCGACAGGGCTAGAGGCGCTGTGTTGAGATTATCACAAGATGGCTTAGAAACTTTACATACTAAAGGTATGGGTGATTACTTTTCAGACAAGCTAGCTGTTACAGATGTAGCTGTAGGTTCTTTCGATGATAACAAAAGCTCATACAATATATCATTACAAAATAAATTTCTTAGAGGTTTAGATGACACTGTGTCATATAAAGAACAAGTTAGAGGTTGGCCTAGTAGAAAATCTTATATACCAGAGAACGGTATATCTTTAAATAACGTGTATTACACTTTTAAAAATGGTGAAATGTATTCTCACGATAATGAAGTTAGAAATAACTTCTACGGTGTGCAGTATAGCTCTAAGGTTAAATTTATATTCAATGAAACACC